GGTCTAGCTCTACGTCGCTACTTATGACGTAGAGCTAGACGCGCTACCGGCTGGCCAGGAAACCTTAGCGCTTCCATTTGGCAGCCTGCAGAGCGTTACGAGCGTTAGCTATACCGATACCGCAGGCGATGCCCAGACGTTTAGCAGCAGCAGTTACGGAGTATCGACAGCAAAAGAGCCTGGCACGATCCGGCCTAATCATGGGCAGGTATGGCCGGCCACCCGCACCCAGCAGGCAGCGGCAACGGTTCGTTTTGTTTGTGGTTACGGTAGTGCCGGCAGCGTACCGCAGGCTATCAAACATGCCATGCTATTATTGATCGGCCACTACTTCAGCCACCGCGAACAGGTAATTATTGGCCTAATGGCAACAGAGTTTCCGCAGGCAGCCCAGGCGCTGCTGGCCCCTTATGTCCTGGGAGACAGTTACACATGGTACGGGCAGGGCAGCTAAGGCAACGAATTGACATAGAGCAGAGCACCCAAACAGCAGACGCTGCAGGGCAGCTGACAGACTCCTGGGCAAGCGTGCGGGAATGCAGCGCGCGCGTTGTCGACGTATCAGCTGCAGAGATGTTTAGCGGTTCCCAGATCGAAGCAACCACCACTAACCTGGTTATCATCCGCTATCCCCACAGCGGGCCGTTCCCCGATCCAGAGATGCGGGTAACGTATCGCGATGGCGACAGCAGCCGCACCCTGAATATTGAAAAAGTGCAGCGCCGGGATGAACGGCAAACAGAACTGTGGTTGCATTGCACAGAGGATACCTAGAGCGATGGCAGGAAATACCGCAAAAGACGCTGTTAAGTTCCTGGGAATTCCAGAAATGGAAAAGCAGTTCGACGCGCTGCCTGGTACCCTTCAGCGTAAAGTATTACGGCAGGCGGTAGCAGCTGGCGCAACGGCGCTAGCCAGTTCAATTCGGAAACAGACGCCAAAGGTTAGCGGCACGCTGAAGCGTGGACTAAAGAAAAAGCCGTCCAGCAAATGGCGCAGCGGTAAAGCAATGGCGGCGCGGGGAATAATCGGCGTTGCCGTTGGCCACGATTGGGCAGTAGCGCCGCATGCGCACCTTGTCAACTATGGACACAAGGCAGTTTTCTGGGGCAACCGTACCAGCGAGCAGGTAAAAGGTACTTACTATTTCAACAAGGGCGTGGCGTCAGCAGCTGAAAAAGTTAAAAGCAAGGTAGCATCTAAAGCACGGGCAGCATTTGCCAAGGCAGTAAAAAAAGCAAAGGGCTAAGATGGCAAACACCGGCAGCAATATTAGAACATACCTGTTAACTAAGTCAGCTATCACTGACCTGGTGGCAACCCGCATTCGGCCGGATGTATTAGCCCAGGGCGACGCGCTGCCGGCAATTATTTACACCGAGCTATATACGAATCATCAGCACACACTAACAGGCGCCGCCGGTATAGAGGAATGCTTGCTTGAGCTCATGTGTTACAGCAGCACGCGAGCGCAGGCTGATAGCCTGGCGGACCTGGTACGGCAGCAACTGCAGGGGTTCCGTGGCACAGCGGGAGCGGTTGAGATTATCAGTTGCCTGCTAGACGATACGGGCCACGGTTACGAACAGCCGCAGGATGACAGCGACAGCGGGAAGTATATAACGGCTGCCAGGTTTAACGTAAAAGTACAGGAAACAATACCCACCTTTTAAGGAACTATAATCATGGCAGACACTGGCAACGGCGCAACAATCGCATTTGGAACTTCCGGTTTTACTGGTGACATTATCAGCATCAGCGGTTTGGAAGTGACGAAGGAAACCATAGAGGTAACCACCCTGGCACACACCGGCCGCAAGCGGTATATCGTGGATGACCTGGTGGAAATTGGAGAAGTAACGGTAACGTGTTACAGCGATGCTGTGGTACCTGATATGGGTTATGCCTACGGCGCTACAATTGACGAAACGGTTACCATCACCTATCCCACAGCACCAGGCGGCAGCGCCGGCGCTACCGTAGTCTTTGGCGGCCGGCCGGTAAGCGTTAAAACGTCCGACGCCACAATGGGTGAAGTCATGGTGTGTGAATTCACAATCAAGGGCACCGGCAACAGTGCCGGCTACACTTTCACAGCGGGCACCTAATGCAGATATCTTTTCACGACCACCCCGCGCGGCATCGTGATAGCGCGGGTGAGCTGGTGCCAGCGGTACCGGATCAACGGATGATAAGAATTGACGGGCAGCACTCTGGGTACTGTGGTATTAAAGCTGGCCGGCCGGTTACGATGACACGATTCTACAATAAGGAACAATTAGAACGGGTGCGGGAAGTTGTAGCCTACACGTATGGAGAACCCAGCAGCGTTAGCGCACCCCCAGACCCCAGGAGGTACGACCGATGAGCCCACCAGGAGCGACACTGAAAGAACAACTCTTTGAGCTAACGCGCAGGCGGTACCGCACCGCGAAAGTAGAAGGAATCGAATTCTGTTTTCAGTCATTGACCGAAGCAGAGCGCAGCCGATTTGAAAAGCAGGTATTGAATAAGAGTGGCGCGGTAAGAGATGACAGCCGGCGGCGCCTGCTTATCATGGTGCTGGTAGATCCCAAAGACAAAAAACCCTACCTGACCGATTCCGATATGCAGGAACTGGGGGAACTCGACGGCAAGTTAACCGGCAAGCTATTTGACCATGCTATGGCACACACCGGTTTTACTGATGACGATATGGAGATACTGGAAAAAAACTAGCAAAAGACGAGCGGCGGCGGTTTGCTTTCAGGCTGGCGCGTCTCGTCGGAGAATGGGACGTTGACAGTTTACTTGAAACAATACCGGCCGGATTATTTACAGAATGGATTGCTTACTATCGGATAGAACCGTTTGGCGATGAATGGTTGCAAACCAGCTACCTTTGTTCCATCGTTAGGAATTTACTGGCAACAAAAGAAAGCGACCTGGTAGACCTGGACCATTTTGTGCCGAAGTTTGACGGGCAGCAGCAGGAGCGGAAACAATTCGACGCAGCCGCGCACGAAAAGCAAATGGCTGCTATGTTTGGAAATAAATAATTATGGCAAATTTAGGCAGCCTGGTTGCAACGGTTAAGGCGAACACGGCGCCTTTTCAGCAGGGCATGAAAAAAGCCAAGGGCTCTATGGGCGGCATGAAGGCAGGCGCCGCCGGGATGGGCGCAGGAATCGCAGCGATGGCAGGACCGATTGCAATTGCCACGGCTGCAATCGCAGCCCTGACCTATGCAGTTGGCCAGGTAAAAGGCCAAATGGCAGAACTCGACCAGCTGGCCAAGACAGCCGATAAGCTGGGAGTGGGTGCCCAGGAACTGGAGCAGCTGCGCTATGCTGCAGAACGTGCCGGCTTGTCTGCCGCCGATCTAGACAAGGGCATGGAAAAGATGATGCGCGGATTGAGCGAAGCGGCGCACGGCAGCGGCACGGCAAAGCTAGCTCTAGACTCGCTGGGCTTGTCGGCCAGGCAGCTGGCGGTTATGTCACCTGAAAAGCAAATGCGCACGCTGGCCGATTCTATCAAGCACATAAAGAACCCTGCAGAACGTGCGCGCGTGGCTTACCAGATTTTCGGCCGGCAGGGGACTAGCATGTTGAATATGCTGAAAGATGGCAGCAAAGGATTAGACGAACAGGCGGCCAAGTTTGACGATTTAAACGGTGCCATGAGCAGGGGTGACCTGGCAAAAGTGGAAGAAGCTAATGACGCCATCGCAGATATCGGGGTGGCTATCAAGGGTGCCTGGCGGGAATTCACGATTCAAATAGCCCCAGCGCTAACGGTTCTGGCGCAATTTATCACGCTGCTGGTAAAAGCCGCGAAATTTCTTTTCCAATTTACGCTGCTGGGGATGTTGTTGCAGGGGCTGCGAAAGATGCAGCATCACACTGATGATATCCAGGATGCGCGCGCGGATATGACGCCGCTACTGGAAGACCAGTTGAGTAAAGAAAAGGAGATTGCCGACAAGCAAAAACAGCAGGCTGCCGACCTGAAGCGGCAGGGCGAAACAATCCGCAAAGAGTTTTTGACGCCACAGGAAAAGTTCCAGGCAAAAATGGCAGACTTAAAAAACCTCGTTGATGCCGGCGCAATCAGTTGGGAAACCTATAACCGCGCGGTAGGTGGTGCGGTTAAGGATTTGAAAGAAGCAAACAAGCAGACAACGAAGCTGGCCAGGCCCAAAGCTATCGGCATTGTCACGCGCGGCAGCGGCGCTAGCTTCAGTGCCCAGCAGGCATCACAACGAGCGGCAGAACATCAGCGCAAAGTTAACCAGCAGCAGTTGCGGGAACAGGAAAGAACAAACACGATTCTAAGAAACATCGACAGCAAAACAAAGCCAGCAGAATTTGGCCTGGTTAACATTTAGGAGTTAGCAACGTGGCGCACGTAAGCACGGCAGTAATACACGATGGTTGGAGCGGCAGCGAAAAGATGGGTGAATCCATCCCTGAATTCGATGTACAGTTTGTTGTACAGGTAGATGACAAAGAAGATGGGCCACGGTTTATACTTGAAGATTGCGAGTTACCCAGGACCGGCGATGTTTACGCGAACGTTGGAAACGATACTTATCTGGGTGCCTGGTGCAAGAGCGTTAACGTTTCCCCGATGGGCGAAAAGACCTGGCGCGCGGTTGCCAAGTATGCCGGCCTAAAACTGGACCAGGACCAGGAGAAGCTGGACGAAGAAGGAAAAACGATAACAGTTGACCCGGCCAAGCAAGGTTTGGACGTTAGCGTATCCTTGGTTCAAATGAGCAAGGCAGCTGTGAAAGGCGCTTACACCGGGCAGATCGTTAACGAAGTTCACAATGCCGTCCGTTGGCCTGGCGGGCCAGGTGTTAAACCGAACGGCGCCGGCATCGGGCTGCTGGGTCCGGGTGTGGCAATGGATGCCATCACCAATAGCGCTAACATTGCCTTCGATCCAGCGCCTGAAATCGACTACAGCCGCACAGCTGTTTCAATCACTCGCAATCAAAAGAAGTTTAACGCTAACAAGTGGCTCAATTACGCGGATACAGTTAATAAAGATCAGATTATACTGGCGTACCCTAATCCACCGGTTGGCAATTTCTTTAAACTGACGGTGATGCCCTTAACCGCTAAGATGCAGGCTATCCAAGTACAGCGTAGAGTTAGCGAGGGCGGCCAATTATACTGGCGCGTTACGTTTGAATTCCATATAGATAACATCTTTGGCTGGCGTGCTGAGATACTGGACAGAGGTTACAGCCACAATCATATGTGGAACGTCCAGCAGCAGGGTTGGAATAGCCAGGCAGCGGCCGGCACAATCCAGGCTGTTAACCCTCCTATCGTTGGCGGCAACGGCCACACGGCAGCAGAGCCCCAAATGCTGGACGGGCTGGGGCGTGTGAAGGCAACCGGCGCGCCGCCGGTATTTTTACAGTATGCCCTTTATCAAGAGGTAGACTGGGCACCGCTAAAACTAAACCGAAATGGCTGGAACGTATAAGGAACGATAGAAAATGGCAGATAAAATCTGGTTAGGAACTACTGATACCGACTGGGCAACGGCTGCGAATTGGAGCCCCAGCGGAGCGCCTGCAAGCTCAGATAACGTTAGATTCGTAGCAACATACAGCAATAATATAGCTGGGTATAATGCTAGCGCGGTGAACCTGGCTGATTGTGTTTTTGAAGCCGGGTATTCTGGAACCGTTGGAAGCGCAACTTTAGATCTTTCGATCAGCTGCACTTATTTTGAGTTTTCCGGCGAAGGCGCCGCCTATATAGACCTGAGCACTACCAGCGTTGACCCGCGCGTGCTGGCAACAGCGGTAGCACCAGGTACGGGAGAATATGGGCTTTACTTAATAGGAACCGGCATCGGTACGTTATCAATCGAGGGGGGCAATACCGGGTTAGCTGCTGTTCATGGCCAGGCAGCAACGGCTACCACGATCCGGCAGCACAGCGGAGAAGTGCGCGTTGGTAGCGGCGCGACGGTTACAAACTATTCAGGCTATGCAGGATCAGCGGTTATAAGTACCAACCTAACCACCGCTAAGTTGTTCGGAGCAACGTTAACAACCGGCGAACAGGCGGCCATCACAACCCTGACAATTGAAGCCGGCGTTTGTGTCAGCAATGCGAGCGGCACGATAACCACCGCAACTGTAAACGGTGGTACCCTGGATCTATCACAAGCAGGAATCAGCCGCACGATTACAACTCTTAACCTGAATCCCGGCGGCGGTATCAACTACGACCCGGACGCTGTAACGCTATCGACCATAAGCGAAGCGGACGCACCTATTACGATCACAACGAGTGGAATCTAGCAAATGCCCGACGCATATAC